ATGTTGATGCCCGAGATAACGGTACCTTCTTTGAAGATGTTTGAACCAAAGCGTTCGACCTGGTTCTGTAGAATGGTCTGGAGCTGCGTTAGTTCGCGCGCCTGAACAGCACGGCCAGCCGCAAAGAGAATGCGGTTATACTGCTTCGTTTCATCGAAGTCGTCAAAGTAGGGAGTGATGTTTAGGTCAGTGTTGATACCCATGTATTCTTTCCTTAGAAGTCAAAGACGAATTTGATCTTTTCTTTTCTGTCGGCCTGTCTCTCAATTGGATCAAAGTCGATGAAATGCAACAGATCGCCCGAGTAAGCCACATATGTCTTGTTACTGACTGTATTTATAGTCACCGTGTTGGACTCTGTGTCGTCTAGATTCGCTTTTGCGGATGCGTCACCTGGTTGGAAAGTGTCCGAAAAGGCGCCTTCGTATTCTGCAACATACATCGTTGTCAGGTTTGTATTTGCGTCATATGCAATTTCGTGAATGCGACCTGTGATGTTCTCGCCGTTGACAGTCTGTTCAAGATAATCGTTTTGGTTGACCGTCGAAGTGAGGTCAGAGTTTGATGTAATCACCAGCCGATTGTCAAAGTCGAGTGGTGTTGTGTTGCCGACGAAAGAAGGATTCTTTATAAGACCGACCTTCGTGTATGTGTTTGTATCCGGAATGTTCGTCAGGTTGTTCGTAATAAAGTTTGTGACGATCATGATCTTACTCATATACATTTCAGAAATAGGATCAGAACCGTGACCGCCGCGGGGTGATATCACAACGCGTAGTGCCGTTTCGCCTTCGCGGTCTTGAATTGATGTAGGCAACGAAACCTTCGCCGTCGCGTATTTGTATTCGGAACCTTTGTCAACAAATTGGACGTATGTTAGAGTGCCTTCGTCGTCCAATTCGCCATAAGCGACGCAACGTCGACCTGTGCTCTGGGTCACTTCGATTTTAGGAACAACATTACATTGCTTGTTGACAAGGCTAGGCGAAACCGTCGTAAGGTTAATTGACGATTGAACAAAGACTGTAAGTCGGTCGCTCGTCGCCGTTGTGTTCAAGATATCGTAGACCGCTTCTGCCTGACCAGGATTGATGATGCGCAGATACATACCGATGTAAGCGCCTTCGGTAAGTCTTGGGTCTTGCGTTGTTCTTATAACGATTGCGTATGTGTTTTCGGTCGGGTCGTCAACGATCACACTTTCAATGGTGACAGGATCTATTTGGTTTGTTTCTGTGTTTGCGGTACCGATGATAAAACTGCTGAATAGTCCCGTCGGCGTCGTTTCAATGAGAATGTCTGAAACATTTTCTTCAGCAGCCGCAATTACCGATGCGTTTGCGACATATGGAAGTCCAGTTGTCGTGGAGTATTCGATGTATTCGCCTGCTGGCACATCGAACATGTATTTCCAAACATAGCCATCCGCCAATGTCGTTTCTTCGGTGCCGGTAGGTTTGACTGTAGACGGCGCGCCTTCGTTGTTACGAATGCACTTGTAGACCTTGTAAGGGCCTTCGCCAAAATCTTCGTCAATGACTGTCACATACATGTTGGTGAGTTCAACGTCTTTTTCGTCATCAAAACTCTCATACACAGTTCCAGTTTGCCACGGGTTGTTGACAAATAGGTATTTGATATTGGCCGGCGTTATCTTATTGCCGAACAAGACATTGCGTTGAAACTCTCTTTTCTCTTTTTGAGTATTTGCAATAGCGTTGTTTGCCTCAATAGAAGAAGCCATGATGTAATAGGATTGATTACCAAACGAATTGTAAAACTCGTTTGCTGTCTCTACGCGAAAGTTTTCAGTAATGATCTTTGTCATGATTAGCTTCCTATTTGCGTTGTGACGCTATTTGAGGTTTCTTCGTCTAGTGTTGCGATTACCGCGGCCAATACAGTATTCGCGTCTTGTTCTGTTGCCAATTCAATTTCAGTGTTCGCCTCGTCCACATAAGGAAGATAAGACAGATCGTAAACTTCGAAAGCAACGTCCAAAGAGACGCCCAAATCGTTGTCACTATTTATGAGCGGCGTATTAAACTGTTTTGTGCCTGCGACTTGAACGATATCGCGAACCAGAGTCTCATACAAATCAGGATTGACAATCGATGAAATATCGTATGAATATTCTTGGTAGTAATCGTTGTCACGGATCACCTTGGTTCTTTCGCTGATGAAAGAGGTCGTTGTCGTCCAACGACCTTCGGTGAATCCAGAACCCCTCACGCGTATAGCCGCGCGAGCGGCCACTTCGCCATTCGAGTTGATAAGTTCAACGATTTCTCCGTCACGGTAACGGAATCCTGTGTCAACGATACTGACAGTCTCAACCTGCCCAATTTCGAACGCAGCAGGTCCTTCAATCACCGCGTTGTCACCCATTGGTTGCGAATCGTTGTCAATTGTGATACTCTGGATCGTATAGAGGTTGTTTCGAATGTTGACCGGGAAGTCGTTGTCGAAACCGTAAAAGCTCTTCTGTCGGAAGTAAAACACGTTGCCTTCGCGACGAATGTATTCACCTCTTACAGTGTAAGGCACGGTGTTCGCTTGATATGTCAAGTCCTCAATTTCAATCTCTTGCGTGATGAAGTCGCCTTCCTGTAGAATAAAGTCGATACGATCAAACACAAGCCCGATATCACGCTTATCAAACTTCGTGATTTCAGGTTGACGCACGATAGACGCAACATCGTTACGATACTCGGTACCTTCGTCAATGACGTTTAGTGTCGCAATTTCGCCGATGGTTAGTTCAAGAGGAGTAAACGCATCCCGCAAAGTTGTGTTCAACGTCTCGGCGCCAGAACCAGACATTCCGTAGTCACTCGAATTGAGTTGGACGTTCACGAAGTCGCCAATGATATCAGGAATCAAGATCACTTCTTCGGTGTCTTTGAGACTGCCGATTTCAAACGCGGCCGCGCCGTTGTAAGACGCGATATTGACAACATCGAATGTGGTGTTCGAAGTCTCGTTTACAAGCGTGACTTTGCCGCCTAGAGGTAGAGCGTCAAACGCGATATCAGAGTTCGCAGCGCGCAGGAACAAAACCTTCTGTGTCGTGTCATACTTGATGACTTCTGCGACGCCAGAAACGGTGTTGTTCGCATAGAGCGCGTCATGTGTCCCGTTCGCAGAAACCACCTGTGCGTTGTTCGCGGAGATTACATCGAAGGTATTGAACGTTTCGAGGTTTGCCGTAACGACAACCTGATTTGAGATATAGATATCATTGTCGGCGTTGTTCTCGGAGTATCCATAACCACCTTCTTCGACACGAAACTTGATAACGCCGGTCGTGGTCGTTGTGATACTCGTTACAGCCGCAAGGCCGCCAAGACCGGACTCCAACGAACGAATTTCGAGAATGTCACCGATGCGGTTGCCCGCCGTTCTAACACCCGGTTGGATCGTAGCTTCGTCAATGCTGCCTCGAATGATCTTACCCGGAAAGAGCGTCGTTTCGACCGTCTCGCCTTGTTCGTTGACGCGTTGACCTGTGACGGTCAAACTGTCGTCGCGCAAGAAGCGACCGAACGTGTTGGAGATATATACAATCGGGACTAGAACGCCGTCGAAGTTGCGAAACACGATTTCGTCAACGAACGCTTTCGCTTTCGAAGTGTCACCAAAAAGACGGTCGCCCTTTCGAATCGGATAGTTTCGGAAGGTATTGACCGGTTGCATTTCCAGATAGAGAGCGGAACCGTATTTGGAATCCGAAATTTTCAGAATGTTGGTCGCTGGATAGAATACTTCGATTTCTTCATTGAAGAATAGGCGAAACAATAGGCGCAACGATTCTTCTGAACCCTTGCGACGATACAAGTCTTGAATGTGTTTGACAATGAAACGCGTATCGACCTGTGTATCCAAAGGGACGTTCTTTAGATACTTCTCTTTGAAATAGATCAGAAAGCGTTCGTATGTGGTGTCAATGTCTCGAATATTGTATGCTTCGCGAAAGTCGTTTTCGCATTCATAATAGGCTTCGACAAATTCGACAAACAGAGGACCATCTTCCCGGTAAATTGCCGGGAATTGTTGTGGAATATCGGTGTAGATATTCTTTCTGACTTGACTATTTCGCGTTCGAAAATTCATTATCGGACAGCCACCATATTGATGTTAATGTCTTGTTCTCTCAGGACCAAAATCTTGTTCTTGTTAGATTTCACATCTTTGTTGACGGTATTTGTAATGATACGAATTGCGGCGCCTTCGAAACGATCAACCTTGAAGTTGATAAGACGAACAATCCCTGTTGTGTAATCGACGGTACCAATATTGCGTTTGAAAATGCGATGATCTGAGGAAGATGCCGTGATCGCAGAAATGTTGCCAAGACCGTCGTCTATCAAAGTGACCAGAGTTCCTTCAAGAGTGAAACGCGAAGTCTCAATTGCAGGTTTATATGAGGAGAAACCTGCGTTTTCGTTGAGCGCATAAGGTCTCACCAATTGGTCGCCAAAGTCAAAGATCGGGTTTTCGGTCGCGCCAAGAGTTGGTACGTATTCGATGATCGGCTTCGCGGTGATATCTGTGTTGAGGATAGACACGTCTGCTGTATCAATCACGTTCGCAAGACGCGACTGGCGAAGGGTCGTATTGAATTTGTTCAGCACGGTATCGGAGTATGCGGTGATCGCCGTAGTAATATTCTGTTCCAAATTCTCGCTTGACTTCGTGGTCAGTTTCGGGTTATAGTAACACACAATGTCAAGGTTGACAAACAAGAATTCTGCCGGCACGAAAACCGGCTCAATCGTCAGAGGCGTCTTGTCTTGTAGATAGGTCTTGTATTCCTGAATCTCGGACGCGCCAGCGCCTTCCGAACCAAGAACGTCAACCGAGATACTCACCTTGCCGTATTGTGGTGGTGTTGCTTGGTCGCCGCAATAGACCGACAGCGTTTGAATGTTTGGAAAACGCTGTTTCAGTAGGATTTCATAATCTGTCACGGTGACAGCACGTTCTTGAATCTGAATCGACTTCGGCGCGAAGAATTTGATATCTTCAACGGACTCGCGTTCTGCGCCGTTTGTTGCGGTCGTTCCTGTGTTGACTGTCGCGTTGTAACCTGAGATAGACGCAAGAGGAGTAAAGCTTCGCGCACCATTGGCTTCTTCGCCTTTCGTCACTCGGTATTCGATTTCAATGACGCTGCCGTTCGGAGGCTCAACGCCGAAACGGTCGCGGCCGAATGTGACCTTGTAGAGGTTGTCGAAGTGTGGTTCGATGTAGAACACGCGGTCTGTCGCGGTGACACCAAAGATATCACTCTTGACGACATATTCGACGCGTTCGGAGTTCACATTGGAGTTTTCTCGCACAAAGACGCGAACGCTTCGTGTGTCAACGTTTTCGTTGTTGATAACGTAAGGCGCAGGATTAGAATCGTTCACCGTGTAGAATTCACTCAGTTGTCGACCTTCATAGACTCTCAGGTCTGTAATACGGTAGACGTTGTTGATGCGTCTCACCGAGCGGTTTTGGTCGGTGATGAATGTGTAAGACTTACTGCCACACTGAGCGTTGAATTTCGTGTTCTTCGGAATAGACAGGATAGAAGCCGCGTTCTCGGGATTCGGCACGTTGATCGTCACGTCTAGAACCGAGGTCGCGGACTGCCGCGAACCAGGCAGGTAATTCAGTTCCTTGGCATGTGACATAGCGTTCTCGCGGAGCTGAACCGAATCAAGGAACATCTCCGAGAATACCATGTTACGATACACGCTCTGTTGGAACGTGTTATAGGCCAGAACGTCCAGAAGCACGTTCAGGTTCGAACCTTCGAAGTCGTAATCTTTGAACCGATCTTGGTTCTTTAGGTATGTCTTTAGGTCCTCTTTGACTTGTGCGAAGTCGAGTGACGTGAATGGTGCGTTATCGGCCATTATCTTACCCTGCTAATAGTCGTGGTCAACGTGATATCATCTTCACTATTTATGACGTTGAAAACGACTGTTATCTGAACCGCATTGTCGTCAATCGTGGAACGAACATCAACACCGATGAGTTGTGCTCTCGGCTCGTAATTACGAATCGTTTCTTCAACGACTTGTTTGATGATTGTGAGTGTCGCTGACGTCATGTTGTCAAACAAAAGGCGACGTATATCACCGCCCAGACGCGGTTGCATCGGGCGTTCGCCTTTGTCTGTCAAAAGCAGATTGCGAATGGACTCTTTCACGGATTCTTCGTTGACCTTACGGGCAAGATCGTTGCTCACCGGATTCTCGGTGAAGTCTTTGAAAAAGTCGGAGTAGAGTTCTCGCTTGACTGTAATTGGTGTTCTTGCCATTAGAAAGGTCCTGTAGTAGGTTGTTCTAGAGGAACGTTATCGATTCTTTGATAACCGTTTCTTTCGTGTATAATGAGTTCATCCGCAAATCGGAATTGACCAACAGAGTTTCTACGCGAGTTTGGGCCCCAAATTCTACGCGAACCAACATCGACGTGTATGAATGACGAATAACCGCCAATACCACCAAATCCCAATCCAGAAGCGGTCGCAATGAATCTTCTGATTTCGGAATCGGAAAGACCTGCAATACTAACGTCAAGGGCGCGACCTGTTAGGTGCAAAGAACCAGAAACACCGCCATTTACAGATGAATGCCTGTAAGCACTGTTGATTTGCATTTCTCTGCCCATTTCGCGACAAAGAGGAACGAATTTCTCCCAAACTTCATTCACAACTTCAAGATAGTGGGCGCCTTGATAAGGCACGTTTCTTGATCGACCAATGCCATTGAAATTGAAATAGCCTGGGAAACCATTTGGTCCTAGATTCGCAATCGCGTTTCTCTCATACTCCGACAATCTTGAGCTGTAGATCGCGGGTCTCTCTCTAGCGGTTGGATCATTAGGTCTTGCGTTATCATACATATCCTGTCTGCGTCTTTCAATATAAGGCGTAGACAGTCTTGGTCCTCCCGCACGAACAGCGTTTCTTGTTTGGTCGTTGCCCAACGAAGCCAACAATTGTTGTTGGTCGGTAAATCTATTCACAATGTTATTTAGGAAACTGATAGGGCTTTGCAAGAAGGATTGGATCAGTTCCGCGAATTGACAGAAACGGAACATCAAAAGCGCAATGGCTTCTGGCGTGAGTTCTTCGAATTGAGCGACAGCTTCGTTGATAAATCTTTCGATCTGTTCACGAATCGCTTCAATCGAAAAGTTCTCGTAAAAGGTTCGAATGTTGTTCACAATGCCTTGAATGGTTCTCAAAAAAGATTGAGACAAAGCGGTAATTCGATTTATGGCGTTCTGCAACTGCGTCGTCAAACTTTCAATCAATCCATCTACAATCGACAACAATTTATCTCTGAGCGAATTGAGTGTGTTGAATAGGTCGTCAAGACTGAAATTGGCGAGTTTGTTCAATAGGTCAACACCCAATTGAATAGCGGCTACCGCTTGAAGAATTTGATTGAAAGGATTAGCAAAGGCGCCGCAAAAACCACCTGAAATGGTGTTTGCGATGTTTTCGGAATAGTATAGTTCAAGTTGGTCAAGTATTTCTGTGTAATCCACAGGCAATTCGCTTTCGATAATTTCAAATCTCGAAGGATCAGGCGGATCAATAGTGGCCACATAGTTGTTGAAGATGTTGACAACGCCTTCAACTGTTTCCAATTCAAATCCCGTCTGCAATAGAAAATCACCAATCTCTGGATACAGAATAGGAGATTGCGTCACGCGGCTGTCAAGATAAGGCCAACTACTTAGATTGGTATTCGAAAGCGCGTTGTTCAATCCCAGAGTTGTGTTGAACAAACGTTCTCGGTCAAATCTCTCTACAGGATTCTTGGCGCGTGCCAAGAAATTGACAAAATCAACCTCGCCGGTGAAGGTGGGTCCTCCCGGTCTCAGATAACCTTCAGCATATTTTTGTGCTAACGTGGTTGGTTTACAGGTCATATCGGTGTATCCTCGTCCAATTCTCTACCTGTCAAAGGCACAGGTCGATTTCTCACTGTTCTGATATCTCGGTCTGCATCC